GTTGGTGCTGTTTCTGGTATTACATCACGACGACGGTTGCGAGGGGCGCGTGCCGATGGGGCTTCAACTTCGGGCGTTTCTTCGTTTCTTTGTGGTCGTCGCCTATTACGAATGCTGTCTATGTCATCTCGTACAGCACCACCAAACTCGCGGAAAAAATCTACTGCTTCTTGTCGGCGAGCCTCACGTTCAGGGTTGCGACGCCGTGGTGCGCGTGTTTCTCCACCACCATCTAGCCGATCGGCAATATTACGCAGACCACCCTCAACGCGACCAGTTTCAGGAACACCACCAAGACGGCGAATCATTCGTGCATTACGGCGATCAAGTCTGCGTTTGCGTTTGTCGTCATCTCGTTGTTCTAACCGTTCACCGATGTCGGCAATTTGGTTTGCAATTCTTCGCGCTACACCCCAACCGCAGGAACGACCGAAACGGTCGGTTATCTGTCCACCATATCTTGTTCCAACAGGGCAGCGAAAACCTCCGCGACGGTTCGTGCCCGGAATTGAAAGACTTGGATCCCATACTGCGCGGACGCCTTTAATCTCAAAGTTCGCCGATGAGCGTGTTTGGTCTGAGATGAAAGAAGCGGCTTTGAAACTTAAAACACTTGCGAATTCTTCATTAGAGAACTCTGACAGCAATACTTCGGAGATTGATAAAACTGGCAGAGTATTTATAACTTCTGCTTCTCCACTATTTGCTGAAAGCGACGCAACTTTTTTCTGAACAGCCGTTCCGGACGGGCTAGGACCTTCAATAATTTTTGATGCGTCCATTGACTGAACGAGTTCGGGTTTGGTGATAGGTGTGTTTGCGTATTCTTCGCGGAGTATTCCTACAAGTTCCTTCGCGTCTTCGGTCATCGGCTTGAATGTGGATCCCTTTGGGGTCGTTGAAACAACCATAAATGGTGTGTTGTCACGGTTCTTGATAATGAAAACTAGGTTCATTGTTTACTTTCCACATTCGTGAAGGCATTGAGCAAGCCCTAAAAGTCTTGCGTCGCAATATCGCTACAGTAAAATGGTATCACTAATAGGGGGATACTAAATTTACGGTAATGTAAATATATTATTTGCTGTCTAGTTTTTGGTGCCCTAATTGAACGAGAAAACTATTAATTGTATCTTTGTTGGAACCATCGTATTTTAAGATTTCAGAATGCAGATACGAATATCCGTGGAGCATATTTTCAAGTGTCGCCATTTTGGGTGATGATTTCCGCATATTTAGGAAATGCTCATTATCCCTCTTGTCTTGTTCACGGTTTTTTGAATAATAGGTAATTATCCCCTTATCGTCCTCAACGATGACAATGGGGGAAGCCTGAACTAACGGGTCTTTTGAAGTGATAATCGCAGCCCTCATAATAGTTACTATCCTAGTATCAAATCGGCTATACGAGATGGGTCAACATCCGTTATGTATTTCATTTTTTCTTGAGGTTTGATGCCTATCCTATCTCGTGCTCTATCTCCAGATCGCGGATTCGGGGTTCCATCTCCACCCGCTTTGAGCACTTCGTCAACCATGTTCAGATACGGGTTTTTTCTTTCAGCCTCACGGATTGATTTCTGTACATCAGCGATTGCTGCGATAACTTCGCGTCGGCTTAGTTGTCCCTGACGGTGTTGTTGGCGCAAAGTCCTAAGCATTTCATTACGTCCACCACCATAACTGTGATTCATCCAAGCAACGAAGCCAGCGTCATCCCCGCCAAACCCCTCAAAATCTCTTCCTCCCCAATTCACATCAAAACCTAAAGATGGATCAATAGGTACAAATCGGAGTTTCCCGTTATCATCTGGCGCAACGAAGAAGTTGCCGCCGTGACGATCTCTGTTAACAATCACAAAATCCATTAAAGTTGCTCTAACTCTGTCTGCTGGTTTGATGTCGCCCATATTTGCAACATCTCTTCCTTGGCGAAGCCTGCCATCAACATAATTTCCAGCGTGTTCAAAAACTATTGAACGCCCTGCGCTGTGAGGAGCACCAGGACCACCTTTCTGTTTTCCGTCAAGACGCAATCCGCCTACTGGCATGCCAAATCTTCCAGCAATATTGTTGCCGACCATTTCGTGAATGTCTTCGTTCTCAGCCTGTGCGCCAGTTTGATATTTCAAGAAATATTGTTTTCCAGTTACTTTGTCCGTGAATTTAAACATGTTGTCAGGAATATTCCCGTTGACACCACCGCCAGCGGCTTCTTTATCAAATCTTTGTGTTGCCCCATGCAAAGCATCACCCAAGAAGTCGTCTGGAACATCTGCTAGATCTCCTCCTTGGTTGAGGTGCGCAACCGCTTTATCTTTAGTATCAATTCCTTTATTACCGACGGGCACAGGTTTTACGTCAGGTAGACCATCAGCGCCTTTAGCGTTTAGTTTTTCTGGTGCGTGATCTGCTTTTGCTGTTGGCGGGGAGACATCCCAACCGCCCTCTGGCTCGGGTATTTCCGCTGGTCTGTCAGGTGGCTGTACTCGTGGAGCGTTAGGGGCTTGAACATTGTTGTTCCCACCTGCAACAGCGGGTCGTTGTCTGAATTCAATACCCGCATCAATTTCCGCAATCCTCAAGTCGGCGGCATCAATATTTTGTTTAATTTTTTGTTTTTGCTGCCACATGCGCAACAAATTGTCTCGTGCTTGTTCTCGTTCTTGAGGGGTTCCATTCTGTTTTTCTCGCCAGACTTTGTACGCTTCATCAAAACCCTCTTGAGCCCGTTTGAGAAGTTCTTGGTCTTGAATTTTCTTGCCTAAAACTTCTTCCTTTGGTTTGTTACGCAAATTGTTGTAAGCGTTGGGCTTGTATCGTTCAACGTCATCTACTACTGCTTGAACAACTGGTCTATCTTCTGGTTTGTTGAATTCCCTGTCGGGTGCAATATCTAGCGCTGGTAGTGGTGGTGGTGCTGGTCGTGCAGGTGCTTTCGGTTTTGCTGGTTCTGCGTCAGGGTTCCATGGTGGTGGTGATGGAATTGGGGTTGATGGTTTTGCTGGTTGTGGTTTTTTGCGACCGAGAGCCTCGTCAGCAGCCCGTTGAATTCTTTCGTCAAATTGTTTGAACTCTTCGTATGAAGGAATATTGGCGACTCTGTCATTTCCGCCATATCCATATTGATTTTTGATCCCGTTCACATGCTCTTTATATTTTTTCCACTCACGATCGCTGATGCCTTCTGGTCTGTTGCGCAACGCCTCTTTTTTGCGTTTTGCCAAGTCGGCATCAAGTTTTTCTATATATTGTCTACGCGCTTCAACTGGATCAACTCGCCGTGGGGCAACAATTGGTCTTTCAGGTTGTGCACCGTCAATAAAATCTGCTTCAGGTTTACGTCTCGCTACTCGTTGTGCGCCTTGTTGTGCGGCGACTCGTCGGCGTCGTCTTGGTGCGTTTGGTTTCGGTGGCTCGCCAGTTCTTGGTGCACCGGGTTGTACTAATTCGCGTTCCATTCTTCGCTGTTCCGATTCGCGAAGATTTCCTCTTCTCCTACGAGGGGCACGAGGATTTCTCGCTTGTTCTATTACCTCTCGTGCCTGTTCTATGACGGGGTCTGGTCTTAGGGGGATAACACGTCCTGTATTTGGGTCAATCATTCCTCCCAATGGTTGACGCCGAGCAGGGCGTGCGGCGGGTCTAACTTGTCGTGGCGTCTGTCCACCCTCAAGTGCTTCTGCAATGTTTCGTGCGCCACGCTCAAGCAATCCGGGTTTCTGCTGGCGAGCCAAAAATCTTTGCATACGAGCATTTCTTTTAGCGAGACGATTATTTCGTTTACGATCATCAATACTCTCTAAACGCTCACCAATATCGGCGATTTGATTCGCGATGCGTCGCGCCACACCCCATCCACATGACCGCCCAAAGCGGTCAGTAATCTGACCACCATAACGCGTACCGACAGGGCACCGCCATCCACCGCGACGGTTTGTCCCCGGAATTGAGAGGCTTGGATCCCAAATAGCGCGTGTACCTTTAACCTCATAATTAAAAGTACTAGCGGTCTGTTCTGAAAGAAACGTTAGCGCCTTGAAATTAACTTCATTGCGAAGCATTTATTTTTTCTTTCTTTCCTTGGCAAGATCTGGTTTGATGAATGTTTCATACAGCCAGCGGGGAGCCTCGCGTTTCACACCATCCAAACCTGTGTATTCAACAAGTTGAAGAGCGTCGGGAATGTTTGCGGTGTCAACCGAGAATTTGAAAGCACCTTCAGATGCTTTAGCAAAGTCTTCTACATTTTTGATGATGTTGTCTTTATTGCTTGATTCTGCTAGCGAGTTAATCATGCGTGGGAATTTGCGTTTTTCACCGATCGTAAATGGGCGAGATCGTTCAATGCTTACAGTCACACCATTGGGAGCAACGAATGCAATCTTGCTCATTGACGGACCGCCGAGAAGCGCTAAATCATCTGCGCCAATATCTGCTGGTAGTTGAATAGCGCGAACCATTGCGCCGTCAACCATGTCGGGGTTTTCGCTGAATGAACGTAGAACAGATGACGGAACAACTGGTCGCAGTACAACACCATCTCGGCGAATCATTCTTCCTTCACCAGCGGGTGCGCCTTTAAGAAGTTTTATTGATTCCCCTACCGAGCGATTGAATTTATCTTTCTGAAATGCGCCTGTTCGTGGGATTTGCGCCATGCGCTGAATTTGTATTGTCCGCGCACTTGTTGGTGAGCCTTCTAATACTTCTGAAAGATTTTCTGCTCTTGCTTGTGGAAGTTTTGGTGCCGTTGTGGCTCGTATCGCGCGAGCAGCGAGCGCTAGCGGACCCGGTATTTCAAAAAGTTGTGCTCCACATGTAGAAAAACGGTTGTCTGTGAATCTTCCGCCAAATTCAAAGCCAGCAGGACATCTTGCTTGACGTTTGCGGTTTGGCTTAAGACGGCTCAACGCTCCGCCACCGCCACCCGGTACTAGCGCACCATAAATACGTGAACGAATGGGGGAGGTGATAGGGGAGATATTCCCGGGTGTAAGAGTTGATCCAATTCCTTGAATGGCGCGACCTATTCCCGAACTTGCACCAATAGTTCCTGCTTTGATGTCAATATCTTCTGATTCGTTTTGTTTTCCTGTGCGGTATCCACCACCACGCTTTTTATATTCGCGAACAAGCCAAGCATTTGCATAAGCAGATGGGTATACAGCAAATTTTTTCTTTGCCTCTGCTTTTACTCGCGCATACAATTCGGGGTCAGTAGGAATATTTACACCCTTTACCGAATCTGCTTCGTCTGCTTTAAATGTGGACACATTGATTGGCTTATTTTCGTCACGGCTCTCCGATGTTTCTGCTCGGCGCTTTCGGCGCACAGCCGAATCAATCTCCTCTGCTGTCATTCTCATCGCGGTTGATTTCTTTACACACTTTGGATACTTGCCAGAGTCGGCATCATTCCGCCCACACGGCTCAAACCCGCCACCCTTTTTAGGGCGAGATATATCAACCCACTCTTCTTCAAACCATTTTCCTAAACCGCCACGTTTTGTTTCATCACCGATAAATGTTTCGGCACCCAATTTAGAAATACGAGCCTTCATATAAAGTTTTGCTTTGAAGTTGAGCAAAGCCCTACTGCCGTTTAATGGCGCTTTACGCAAATCTGATCCGCTAGTGAAAATAAAACGTGCTTTCACATTTTCGGGGTTGAAGTACAATTCATCACCTGAAACAAGGTTGGTTCGCTTCATCAACGTTTTCTCTCGCATGGACATGCGGAGTTTCCTTGCGAAATGCTCAAAGTCTTGGTTGAGGTAATTGGTCATTTTGTCAATTCTTTAGGTGCTAATTGATCTGGCAGGGATTTTCCCATTGCATACTGGGCACCAACCCGCTATCTAAAGAATATCAGGTTGATGCCTTCCTGAATATTTGTGTATTAGCCGACGGTTTTAGTCGTTTTGTTTTACTGTCTCCCAATATCCTCGGGAAAGAACCGAGTCAATCATGACTTCCATATGAACGCCGTTTGCCATTTGTATGAAACCCATTCGCCTAGACACACCCTCCACAGGGCTGTCATGAGTGTAAAAAAGTTTATCTTTGCCTCTGTTGGCTATGTGTTGCACGTTGGCTAAATGTTGATTTTTCATACAACTGATTGTTCCTCTCTTAATTGTTGTTCTGTTTTTACGACATCCATGATTGTCCCCGACTGCACATCAAACTTTTGATTTTTTCTTACAGGTTCAACACGGATACCCGCTTTTTCAAGTTTTTCTCTGATGCTTTCAAAGTCTTTTTCAGTAACGCTGTTGCCGAATGGGTCATTGTCGTCAACTGCTATAACGGCAAGTTCAACATCTCCTACGGATACACCTCCGTGTAATTGTGCTTCGGCGTATTCAATTTTGTGTGGGCTCCAAACCGCATCTGCGCTTGGTGTGCCAATTGGTGCTGGTTTGTAGGTGGGTCTTCCAAGACTGTCTCCTCCCGTATATGTTGAACGTGACTCAATATCTTTTTTCATCATTAACTGAACGGCACCATACATTCTGACTTCGGTCAACGAATTACGGTCAATCTGTCCATTTTGAGTGAGATATCCGTAAATAGGACGCTTTGAGGGTTCAACACTTGGGTGGTACCCCAACTGAACAGCCTCTGATTGTGCGCGTTGACCAAAATCCAAAGTGCCCATAGATGTACCTGTTTCAAACTGCGATTTGAAACGACCAGATTCAAGTATTTTGTCTAAAACATCAGGTTGTACAGCAATTGTCACCCGCGAGTTTTCTATGGTTTCTTTTGCTGTTTGCAAACGACGCTCTTCACTAAAATTTTCATCAAAGGCGGTGACGTTTCCGGCTCTAGTTTGTGCTTGCCATCTTTTATGTCTGAGTAAATCAACTTGGGCTTCAACAATTATTTTTGTTTCATCTGAATTGAAACCTAGATTTCCGTATTCAGTTGTTGCTATTTTTGCGTAAGCGTCCATAAGATCTGTTACTTCGCTGTCTGGTGTATTTGGATCTTGGATTAATGGCAACGAACGATCATACTTATCTTGTACCGAACTCGGGAAAGTCCCAACTAGAAGCATCTTCAATGGTCTTCCAGTTTCCTTTGCCTCAGCGATGTCATCTGTAGGGGTGCGTACATCATCAAGTTCTTTTTCTTTTTCTTTTTTATCTTTACGCTTTTTCAGGCTTGCTAGTACAAAGTTTCTTGCGTCAACCGCAGCATCTTTTTTGAGTTTTGATGCAACCGCTTCCAACTGTTCTTTTTTCTTGTCAGATATTTTGCCTCGTTTATGGAGCGAATCAGAAGCAAAATCCAACAGTTGCGCCCCACCTGCCCTCAATAGCATCGCGCTCATGAGTGTGGAATCAGTAAGGGAACCTGAACCGTCTACATGCATGTAATCCAATGTTTGTAAAGCCAAGAGTGCTGTTGCTTTTGCGCCGTTTCTTACGTTTTCGCTTTTTAATATGCCTTTGGCACCATCAATAAGTTTCCCTGCCATAGAAGCCGCTCCACGCGCTGCCGTTTCGGCACTAGGAACTAAACAGTTGGACATTTGCATGTCGGTAAATTGGTTGGCGTTAGGTGTCCCCGGTGGGCAACGAAGTTTCCCTGAGGCGTCAACTACTACGCCAGCGGCTCGGGCTGCGCGTGCACCGACAGAACCCAATTCGGGTTTGTCCTTGATTGTTGGACCTAGAAAGCCTTTAAATAAAAGAACGTTCGCTTGAACGGTTGCAACAGAATCAAGATACTGTGCGACCCTTTCGTTGGCGTCAAAGGCGCGAGACGATTTAGTCATCGTCTCCTCCAACTATTCTTTACTGGTTTCTGTCGCTTTTGTAATTGATGAAAGTGGAACAACATCGTCATCCTCTACTGCTTTTCTAGAAGCCTTCTTTGGTTCCACTTTTTTCTCTACAACAACTTCTTCTTCAACAACTTCAACAACAGGTTCCTCTTTGGTTTCAACGACAACGACAGCGGGAGCATCAACCTGAACAACTGCTGGTGTTGGTTGTGCCTCCTCTTTTGTGTCGTAAACTAAGCCAGAGGTACTGACCGAGTCGTTAATCTGATTTTTCTTTTTCACTTGTCAAGACCTGTTTCAATTTCAAGCATTTCAAGTTCCATCAGACTGCTCAAGAACTCTTTTGCTTCATCGTCAAGAAGAACTTTTTCTTCAGCATCCCACTCTTCTGGAATCATGTCTTCTTTACCAAGATCCATCGCACGCTTCTTGATATGCGCCTTTGCCTTGGTCTTGTCTTTCGCGCGACCATAAGCCATGATGGCGTTCTTGAGGTCTTCTTCATCCTTGATTGGGTATGATCCATCAGGTAGAGCCATTCCACCCTTAGCCATTTCCATGCGCTCATCTTCGCTGTACATGGCTTTCAAAGCAATGTCGGCTACTTCTTCGTCAATGTCAGCGGCTTCTTCAGGATCGTATTCGTCAAAGCCGAGGATTTCTCCGTCCACTCCGACATAGACATCGTAAGACTTTCCATCCAAGCCTTCAATCTCTACAGCGTAGGCGTCGTAACCGTCAAACATGTCTGCATCAACGGAAACAACTTCGCCTTCAATTGACTTTGTTGCGATTGAAGATGCTTCACTGAACGAAATTACTTTTTGTCCGGGGATGGTTGCTACTTCACCAATGAGGTCTTCGTTGAGAAGGTGCCAGCCCATGCATTCACCACTTGATCCATCAAAGTACGCTTCAACTGGTTTTCCATCTTTGCGTTGAACATCTACAACGAAAATATCTACTTCGTCTGCGTAGCCAGAGTCCAAAACTTTTCCTGCGAACATGCTTTCAGCCATACCTTCAATTTCAAGAAGACTTGGCATTGTGTCTTGCTGTTCGCAACCACCTGGGCATGATGCGCATATTTCTGAACCGCCAGCATAAACACGTCGTTCAATTGCGCAGACAAAAGCAAGATCGTCGTAGTCTGCCGACTTGACTCCCATTGTCTCCATGCGCTTAGCACGAGCCTTTTTCCTTTGTTCCATCATTTTTTCAATTTCGGCATACATTTTTTCTTCGTCGTCGTCAAGATCTTCTGGCATGTCGTCTTCTTCTTCGTCAGCCTCCATCATTTCAACAACTTCGGCTGGCTTCTTTTTCTTTTTAGCGACAGGGGTTGGTGTCTCTTCATCCATCATTGCAATGTCTTCCTCCAACTTTGCACCTTTTTCATCAGCAGCGGTGACCCATTCTGATTTTTCTCCTGCTCTTGGCGCGGCAACTTCTGGTGCGGCGTCAGTAGGAACTGCTTCTTCTGTTTGCGTGACAGCCTTTGCTCCACACTTGCCACAAACTTTTGCACCGGGCTTGTAGCCACAGTCTTTAAGTTCTAGACCTTTAGCGCACTCAATTCCGCCGTCTGCTAAAAGTTTCACTGTCGGTGTTTCGCTAGCCATGTTCGTGGACTCCTTGTAGTGCATTGTTTTGGCAATGCACTTTGATGGATTAGAGCAAACAGAGCAAGGTGTCAAGCGTTTTTCGCCTGACATCAAACACTGATACTTTGCTGTTTTTTGTGGTAAACCTGTTATTGAAGTATAACTCATATTAGTCTTTTGTTTTTGTTACAACTGAAACCAACACAAAAATAGTTTGATTATTTACATTGTGTCCATGATGTTAAGTAGTGCTTCAAAAGCGTCTTCTTCAACATCACCGATTTCAACCTGCACACCTTCTTCCGTGACTTCAGATTTGATTTGGTAGTAATCCAAAATCGGATCCAAGAGTTCTTTCACCTCATAAAGTGAACGCTCTGGAGACGAAATGAGAAGTGTTTCTTTTTCGTTAGGAGCAAGAGATTTGGCTTCAATATCGGAAACCGCACCGCCAGCGTTCAGCACTTCTTTGAGAAGATTGAAAGCGTTCTGTAGTTTCGCCATATTTCGTGAATTGATTACGCGACCAGCCTTGACTTCAATGTCCTGCTCGGCGTCTTTGCCCATCATTTCGGATATCGCCGCCATGAGCATCCCGATCATTTGTTTTGGGTTTTTGCCACCGCCACCGCATCCGCAGTCGTCATCGTCTGAGCCTCGGTTGTATGGCATTTCAACAACCGACCCATTGTCATCTTCGCCCTCCATGACCCAGTTGTCTTTGTCAGCCATATAATTGATGAAGTCCGGCTCAGCGTTCATAAACTCTTTGAGAGCCTCATAAGCCTTCTCGTTGCCTTCATCTTCGTTTTCAAACTCAACGTCTTCAAGTTGCATTTCTTGCTCACCCTTGGGCTGATCTTCTTCGGCAAGGCGATTAGCGAGTTGCTCCATCATTTCATAACCTTTTTCTTCGCTATCTAGGAAGTCAAAGATTGACTTGATTTCCTGCTCATCAAGGGATTCAAGGGATTTTCCGGGTTTGATCAAGCGTGATAGTCGCTCGTTGAATTGAGAGTCGTCCCAATTTTGTTTACGCAATTTCCCGCGGCAATTTTTCATACCGGGGTGATGGCACCCTTCGTTCGGCCAGAGACCAGTTGTTTCATGGTGTAGCCACGCACAGATATTGCTAAGAGGGAACAACTCGGGGTGGTTGGCGAGAATTACGCGACAGCGACGAAACCCGCCCGGTTTGCGCATGATTGGGCGCCAGTAACGCAACAACTTTTCAAGGTTCCCTCGGCGTGGACCGTATCCACGGGTTCGTGCCGTCACAATTTCCTGAGGGATGATTCCGCCAAGTGGGTCAGCCTTTTCGGGTGACTTTGGTTTTACGCCTGCTGGTACTTGTGGGTCTTCATCCATTCGGTAGCGATCTTCATAGCGTCTTTCACCGTCGGAACCGCTAGGTGTATCACCATCGTCGTTGATGTATACAATTTGGGGCTTTACGCGTGTTGCATCTCCGAACATGAATTGACCATTTTCAAAATGGTAGGAAACGCGCATAGTAATAATGCCTTCATGGTTTCCCCTGTGGTCAAATATTACGCTGTTTGCGTCAGATTCTCTTACACGAACTGCTCCACCGAATTTTTTTGCTAGCGCAAGGGGCAGGTTTTCTTTGCGACCTTTTTCTGGCATTGGTGCGTCAATTGCGTCATCATCGTCTTCTTCCTCTTCACGAGGTTTCTGCTGTTGAGCATTTGCAAGAATTCGCATTAGGAGGGAGCGACCCTGTTCTGTCAGTTTGCCATTCTCGTCACGCATATGCATTTTTGCTTCTGTGCCGTCGTGTGATTCAACAGACTTAATTGAGATTGTTCCTGTCAGTTGGTTAGCACCATGAAGCACAGGGCTTGCCTCGTACAGTTCTACTTTTTTGAGAACATTTGCTTGACGCTGTGGATCAAAATCTGCATCTAATGTTTTGTATCCGATGCTCCACTCTTGCTCTTCTCCGAAGAACGCAACATCGGCGAAAGCCTGACGTCCTCGTTCGGATTTCAAGTTAAATTGAACTTTGGCGTAGAGACCGCCAATACCGGCGGCTCGCATCTTGATCGGTAGGCGGGGGTCTGATGGCGGTACTTCGTACATTTCAAGTACTTTGCCAATTGGTTCATTCCAGTTGTGACCCCATACAACGCGAGGTTTGCGTCGCTTGAGACTCTCCGTAAATGCTCCGGGCACGATGATGTCGCCTACGGAGTCCTTGTTCCCGATGCCTGCGACGAAGCATTCAACTACGCCTTGCGCTTCATCAATATTGAATTGACCTTGTAGCGCTTTATATTGCTGTGATTCGGAAAGTGTTGTTGGCATGATGCTCCAAAAATTGTGTGTTTATAAACAATAAACTATTTGGAGCCCCAAAAAAGCAACACTTTCAGTATATTGGGGGGTGTTTTACTGAAAATGCTATTCGCTGAAACCAAAACGAAGACGGCAACGGCAGTTGAAAGTAAGCGAAGGTGGGGCTATCGGATCGCCGGGGAAACGCAACATCATCCCGTCCACAACAAAGCCGTCGCCAAAGTTTACTGTCTTACCTTCAAGAAACTTGTGTGCCGTGCGAACGCGTGAATCTTTTCGTGTAAGCCAAGTTTTCGTGAAATTACCTTGACTGTCTTTGCCCGCCAAATAAACACCTCCGTTGTATGAAGCCTGCGCCTCATGTTCGGCAATGTCTCGCTTTCGCTTAGAGATAAGTTTCAGGAAAATTGCGATAAGCGCCAACCTCAAAAGAGTTGATCTTTCTTCTTCGTTTTCTTCCATTAGGGCGACAGCAATCGCCGCTGCGATTTCTTCTGCCGTCCCCGTATTTGCTTGTTGCATTCGTTCAATTTGTTGCTGAGCAAGTTTCTCTGTTTCCTGAGGGTCAAGAGTGACTTGCTCACTTGTGCGCGAGGCGACATATTCTTTTGCGTCCAAGTAGATAGCGGAAATGATTGGCTCCAAATCGTCTGCAAGTTGCTTGTTCCACACATCAGGGTCAAACACCATGTCTACGGTAAGGGCGCCACTTGCTAGAGCCTTAACACCACGCTTGCCAAATGCTTTCTCCATAACGACTCGTTGTTGTCGTTCAAAAAGGCGTTCTAGGGCTCGGTCAATAATTTCAGTCCAACGGTCGGTGTCGGTGTCTGCTTTTGTTTCAATTTCCTGAACGAATTTGAGTTGCATTTCATGTTGGATTTTTTCAAATTCGGAAAGTTGTTGATCTGGTGTAAGCGTTGCTGTTTCTGTCGGTGCTTCTGCTGGCATATCAGGTGCCGGAACTGGCGATGGTGGGGCTGGCTGTGGCATAGCCATTGCACCGTCTTGCGGTGGAAGCCCACCGGGTACAGCGTTCGGATCAACACCCGCCATATCAACTGGTTGCTGTTCCTCTGGTTTGAAAGGCTTTTCTGTATTAGCGATTGGTGTGAGGTTCGGATTAGAAAGAAGCGAATCGGCAAGTTCTGATTCAACCTTTTTCCGCCCTGTTGCTGTGCGGTACTCATTTAGAGAAATGAGACCCTGCTGAAATTCGTCCATGACATATCGTTCGCGTTCTTGTTTAGCAAGAATCAAAATTGGTATGTCGTCGGTATCAAAGTCAACATAATATTTATCGTCAAGTTCATCAAGTGCGCGTGCGATTGTATGCAGGTGTGGAGCCATTGTCTCCATCCAAAACACTCGCAGTTCTTCTGAGGCGTTACTGAATGTCCGACCAGCGGCGTTTCCGATTACCGACTCTGGAACTCCAAACGCAGCGAAGATTTCATTCTTTTGAATTTCTCGCATCTGCGAATACGCCGCGTCTCTTGGTGACGCAGATGTGTCAACATAATCAACGCCTGCTTCTGAAGCAATAACGGTTGTTGAGCCAGTCTTAGAAAGATTTCCCCTAAAACGATTTTTTAATTCTTGTTTGTCGTCATCTTCCATATCCCCACGAACAACAAGCAAACCACCGGGTCGTCCATCATTCAGCAGATAATTACGGTTATAAAGTTTTGCGAGTGTTTCTAATTCAATTGCAATACCAGCGGACTCCATAGGTGTCATTGAAAGATATGGATCCAATGGATGTGGTCTGCGAATCCAACAAACATCTTCTGGTTTTAAAACAAACTTTGTTCCGTTGCGCATATCAACTTCAAAACCTGAAACAAACTTTTTTTGATCAGGGATTGGGGCAGTAAATTGTGGGGGTAGAAGTTGAAGCGCAATTATTTTTCCGTCTCGTGAACGGACTTTTTCTATAAACACGCCTCGTGTGCTCATTAAGAGTTGCGCAGATATGCGGTATCTAAAAGCAAATGAGTTTTCACCATCGTTTGACTTGGAGTTAAAAATTTCTAATAAAGATTCGTTGCTTTTTGTTTTCTCCCCGCGTTGATCATTTCCTTTTCGGAGAATGACTGGCAGGCGTGCTTGGTTGCCAGCAATTGCGTCTATACAGCGAAACACCCATGTAACTTTTTGCATACCATCTCGGTATGCGCGTTCAATATCCCATCCGTCTTTATATGGTTTGCCTTGACGAGACATGTCAAACGCGACTGGCGCTCCGGGGTTGGACATCGCTTTTTCAGCGATGTTGCGGAGATCCTTATTGTTGTTGCTATTCCAAGCCATTATTCAGATCCCAACAGATACCCGTAGATTCCGCAAGCAATACCGCCCGTTATAAATCCAGCAGGCGGAAATATAAGACCAGCACCCAAAGCGACACCTACCACGAATAGAGACATCAGACAGTTTGCTAGATTGCGGCGGTTAGTGAATAACTTTAGTTTGCGAAAAATATCCATTTAGACCGTCACCTTAGCAAATGAAAGACCTATTCAATACTACATTATGTATTCATCTACATTTACGAGGACTTATGGCTGACTGGAATAAAATTTATGAGTATCTGCAACCGAAGGAGCCTTTGTATTGTCCAGAGGAAGCATCGCTTACTCAAAAAGTTTTCTTAAGAAGTTATGCGCTTGAGGGTCTTTTTGGTGGGGCGGCGGGAGGAGGAAAATCTTCCGCTTTGCTCATGTCTGCTTTGCAGTATGTGGATGTCCCCGGTTATTCTGCCATTTTGTTTCGTCGCACATACGCCGACTTGGCTTTGCCCGGTGCCTTGATGGATCGTTTCCGTGGCTGGGTTTCAGCACATGATGATGTTCATTGGAACGCAAATAGTTATGTGGCGACCTTCCCATCGGGGGCGCGAATTTCGTTTGGTTATTTAAATAACACAAATGACTACTTGCGTTATAAGGGTTCTGAGTTTCAATTTATTGGTATGGACGAGGTTACGGAAATTCGTGAATCTGATTACAGGTATATGTTCTCTCGTTTGCGTCGCCCTGCTTCGGGTCCTTTGTCAAAAGTCCCCTTGCGAATGCGTTCTGCCTCCAACCCCGCCCCTAATTGGGTTCGGCAACGATTTATTGTAGAGGGCAAAAATGAGGAGAGATTTTTTGTTCCATCATTTTTAACTGACAACCCAGGAATTGACGCCGAGTCTTATCGTCAAGCATTGTCTGTTCTTGACCCTATTGAGCGTAGAAGGCTTGAGTTCGGTGACTGGTGGGCTACTACTCTTGGGACATTATTTGACAGAACCGATTTTCCGATCATAGATGGCTCCGACGTCCCTGAAATCACTAGTAGTGCTCGTGCTGTGCGATATTGGGACTTGGCGGCAACAGAGCCCCACTCAGGCAATACCGACCCCGACTGGACTGTCGGAACCCTTATGTTATTTGACCAAGGGATTGCCTACATCATGGATGTCCGAAAAATACGAGCAAAATCTGACAAGGTTGAAACTTTCATCTCTCAAACAGCCCAAGAGGATGGCAAGTCCGTAGCCATCCGAATGGAGCAAGAACCCGGGTCGTCTGGTAAAGCCCTAATAGATCAGTACGCAAGATATGTGGTTCCGGGTTGGGACTTACAGGGCATTAGGTCGTCAGGGGACAAAGAAACACGGGCAAGACCATTCGCCGCGGCTGTAGCAAATGGAAACGTTCGTCTTGTTCGCGGAAAGTGGATAACCGAATGGCTTGATGAAATTTCTTCATTTCCTGAGGCTTGCACTCACGACGACCAAGTTGACTCGGCGGTAGGGGCGTTTACTTTTTTGACTGGTTTGGGGTTGCCTCAGCGGAAAAGAGCCACTATCATCGTGTGAGATAAACCTATACCACTATTACCCTAAAGGAATAATCACATGAAAAAGGCAACGAAACCGCCAACAAAAACACAGTTGCGAACAGCAACAAATCAAAGCAAAGCAGTCATTTCGGAGTGGGTTAAGAACTCGCGAACGAATCTGCAACTAAGTCAAGAAGGATTAGCGGAAATCGCTGGTGTTGACCGCAAGACGATCAACCGCATTGAGAACGGACACTTTTCGCCAAGCATTGACACATTGGTGCGAATTTCAGTATCACTCAACTCAAAGATCCCTTCACTCGTATGAGCGAATTTCCTTTCAAAGATGTAGAGAGGCTTAAGCCTTTCGTTGAATTTCGCAAAGCGTTGCTTGCGGTAGAGGAAAGCGCTCTGCAAAATTTGGAGTCAGATAATGAGCAACTTTGGTATGACACCCTTGTTCTGCTTCATTCAATCAAGAGTGATATTTCTTCAATGTTCACCCAATACTCCACTTTGTTTGCCCGCAAAATTGAAACCGATGAAGCAACGGCATCAAATGGGCAAAAGATTGAGAAAAAGTCAGCGTTTGACCGTAAGGGCTGGAAGCATGAGGATCTTGCTTCAGAGGTTTTGCGAAGACTCAATGATTTGTCGGTAGATATGGATACGGGTGAAGTCATTATGACATCAAGTGAAATTGCGATGAAACTTCTTGATTATGTACAGCCGTCCTATTGGCGTATCAAGGAACTTTCTAAACTTGGTATTAACGCCGATCAGTATTGTGAAGTTGGAGAACTAAAAACGAGCATTATTGTAAGAAAGGAACAATCATGAACAATATATATTCTCAGTTGACGGAGTATTTCCCGCCAGAGATGGAGAAGCGTCTCAGCAAGGGCGGTGCAAACCTCGTTTATATCCCTGTGAGCGAAGTCATCACGCGTATGAATAAAGTTCTTGGTGTTGAGAATTGGTCTTTCACCGTTAAGAATTGGCAACAAGTTGGTAATTCAATTGTCGCCCATGTGCAGGTTGTAGCAACAATCAGCGGAAATGTTGTGACGCGTGAGGGTGTCGGTGGGCAAAAAATTAAAATGTCCAAACAAGGTGACCCAATTGATATCGGTGACGAAGTCAAGGGTGCGGTCTCTGATGCTTTGAAGAAAGCGGTTCAGACACTAGGAGTCGGCTTGTATCTTGCGCGTTCAGAGGAAGCAATGGAGATTGAGCAGGCTATTGATGCAACTGCTGTTACTCCACCTGCACCTGTCGTCTCACCAAAATATGCGCAGTTCAAGACTTTGCTTGAGGCAAAAGATGAGAACAAAGCAAAGATCAAGACATTTTGGTCTAACTATGGTGGGGGTCGTCCAGTTCCAAAGCCTTCAGAGTTCACCGAAGAGGAACTTGATGCACTTATCGCTGAATTGATTTCATATCAGTTTGAGGGATCTGTGGTCGTTCAGGCTTCTGCCCCAAAGAAGAGCAAGTCGCCTGAGATGCCGCCTCGCAGAGATATTGACTAATGTGCTCAATCCTCCCGAGTATCTCTCCCCGAGTTCAATAGCCACTTTCCAACAGTGCCCGTTAAAGTACAAACTTTCACGCATTGATGGGATCAAGGAACCACCCACAGAACATACTTTGCTTGGCAATTATGTTCACTCAATTTTAGAAGAGTTCTACAGACTAGAAGCGTCTGAACGCACTCTTTTGGGTGCCAGAACATTGTTCCGCGCTATTTGGGATCAATATGCGGATGCGGTAGCAGATGTTTATTTCGGCAACAAAAACCGAATTAGCGAATTTCGGCTTCGGGCGCGTTACTGCATAGAGAACCTTTTAACCATGGAACCGTCTCAAGAAATTGAGTTTGATGGTATTGAAACTGAACTTAATCACCCAATACTCGGTGTCAAAATTAAAGGTTTCATTGACCGTTGGGATGCAAAAGATGGCAAAGTCAATATTGGTGATTATAAAACAGGCAAAGTCCCACAGTTGCGATTTCGCGACGACAAATTTGACCAACTTCTAATATACGCAATTATTTTGTCCGAACTTGAGGAAAAAGAGATTGGCACCTTAGAGTTGCTCTACATAAAAGACGGTATTAAACTAACTAAAGACCCGACGCAAGAAGATGTGAATAAAATTAAAGCAATGCTAGTTGAAACAAGAAGTGCAATAGACGAACGATGCCAAACTGGTGTTTTTGAAACCAAAGTTGGGGTGTTGTGCGGATGGTGTCACTTTAAACCTATTTGTCCTGCATGGAGTAAAAACAAATGAACGATGAAGCATTCGCGCGACTTGTCGCCGAAGAAGTAAAAAATAAAGCGTCAGATGCACAGCGAAAGTATTTAGCGCTGCCCGAAAACTTGGAAAGGTGGAAGCGAGCATTGCAGTACCTTTCACAAAACCTTGAGGATCAGATAATAGATATAGATAAGCAAGAAAAACTGCGCCTCAGTCAGTATGAAGGTTTGGGCGCGGAGGGAGATCTTCTCCTTGCCGAGGCTTCGGCTAACTCTGCAATTCGTAGATCCAAGATTGATCGCTTCAGATTTTTTGTATCAGCAAAACTGGATGAAGTTACGAGACTTGCCTCATCACAATTGGACGAATCATTGTCTGATGATTTTTATCGCCGAGCGATTAAAAAGTGGTGGGAACTAATGCAGGATTTTGAGATGGAGCCAACACGGATTGACTATGCGCTTCACGCCTCTTTGGATGGAAAGTGGGAGTTTGACGATCTTAACTTAGAGAATAATTTTGATGACCTTGAAGATTAAGGAATTATGTTTTGACGCGACAACGCCTGTTTCTTGACACATCATGTGTTGATGCCGCTCGGGAAAGATTGCGTCATGTTTACGACACTTTTGACACTGTTTGCTACCAATTTTCTGGTGGCAAGGACAGTACGGCAATAATTTATTTGGCTAAAGAAATTCATGAAGAAAGAAATCTTGGCAAAGTAAAAGTCATTTTCCGTGACGAGGAAATGGTTAGCCCATCAGTCATCCGTTTTGTTGAGAAAGTCCGCAACTACGACTGGGTTGATATGGAGTGGTACTGCCTTCCATCGGGTCAAGAAATTTGGGTTTTGGGGAGACGGGAATATGTTTTGCTGTGGTCTCCTCAACGCAAAGCGGAGGGTCGTTTGGTCAGGGATATGCCCGAGTGGGCAATTAGGGCAGAGCATTTTGGTTTAGATCCATCAAAACCTTGTCCCAATCTTGTTGACTATTACACAATGCAAGGCAAAAAGGGTAGGACAGCCTTCGTTATGGGTGTGAGGGCTAACGAATCAATGGTGCGTTACAGATCTTGTGTTCAGAAACTTCACGAGAATTACATAGTTTCACCATTTTTATTACAAAAATCCATTCCGCTTAAGTTTGCCAAAGTGATTTACGATTGGACTACTGAAGATGTTCTCAAATTCATTATTGATGAACATAAAGCCGAATATTGCGAGTACTACGATTTGGCTGAACTTACAGGTAGCAATAGTCGTGTGGGTATCCCACTTCACTCTGTCGCTATCCGAAGAATTGGTGATGTTGTCGCAACTGAGCCAGAGTTTTACGATCAACTTGTTCGTTGTTTTCCGCAAATAGATGCGCAACGAAGATATTGGGCTGACTTTGATATTGAAACATTAATTTCTAGTTACGCATCCAATGGTTGGGATGGCGTGTCTGAATGCATTGACGATCACATGTTGACCCCGGGTATGCGTTTGGATGCTTTGAAATTTGCTTCCGCTTTTCGTAAAAAAAGGGCGGTTGACCCATATGGGTTCCCACTTGAATATCTGATACGAACATTGCTGTTGAACGAATTCCATCAGTCCACGCCGACTCCTGTGGGTCCGAAAACAAGAGCGCACACCATGAGGCTCAAAGCAATTGAAGCAGGGGAAGATTATTAAATGGCATTTGATTATGTTGAGTCTTTTCACATTGGGGGATACTGGTCTAAAGAGGTAGCCAAAGTCCTCAATAGCCGTGGCATTCGGTGTGAGGCACCAGATGTGAAGATTGCTCAGAACGACTATGAGCGAGATCAGATGACGAAGTTTGAAAAAGACATTATTTTTGATTGGTCTGATAAATGCTTGGAAGTTAAATCATCAACAAGAGACTTTTCTGATGATGTTTTGCAGTATCCATATGATTCCTTGTTTGTTGACACAGTTTCTGGATTTGATGCGAAAGTTGAAAAACCTATTGCCTATGTTTTGATTTCTCAAAAATCTAGGGGAATAGTTTGTATTTCTCCAAAGACCTATAACCAGTGGAGAAAAGTTCATACATTTGATAACAAGAGACAGATCATGGAATGGTTCTATAGCGCCCCCAAAAAAGTTTTACAACCATTTGATTCACTGGTTGATTATCTTCAAAAACTTCAAGAAGAAAGTGACGGTTGGTGATGAAAATAGTGTTAGTGGACAATAAAAAACTTAAAATTCCAGCGTGGGGGGCAACAAGCATTTTGCGTCCAGAGAAGATGCTTCTCAAGATGTCAATGATTGAATACGGTTGGGTTCAGCCAATAATCGTTAAATTGTCTGACAATACGATTATTGATGGATATCAGCGGTACTTAATTTCTATAGATGACGAAAAATTTTTGAAAAAACACGGATCATCTATTCCAGTAATCCACGAGGATGTTGACGACATAGAAGCAATTGTTATGCACATAAGATTAAATCGTGCTCGCGGTGCGACAAATGCGTATGCTCTCAGCCGTGCGGTTAAACGGATTGTGGCATCGGGTAAATATGAGGAAGATGATCTATCTAATCTTTTCCTGATGCATGACGACGAAATTGATTTGCTTATGTCTGATGGTCTTTTGAAAAAGAAAAATTGGCAGAAATATGAGTATTCGCGGGCGTGGGTGCCGATTGAGGTTGCGAAACCTGTTGCCGATGACACCGTATATATTGAGCGTCCACCGAATAAAGATCGCTAAATATTGCCGATAGTTCATATGTGGTAAAATCCGAGTAGCCCTTTTTAGGAGAGTACTCATGCCACGACCAAGAATGACGGAAGATGTTGAATTCCGCACAGATGTTGACACAGGTGGAAATGTTGTACGTCGCGCCCGTTTCATTCGTCGCCCTCGCCGTGTGGGCGGTCGTAGCGTGCCGGGCAACGCCCGTTACTATCGCCGTCGTCAAGCAGAATTAAACGCCGCTAGGCGCCAACGACGAGGTGCAGTTGCTGGTGCCCGTAACGCCGCTCGCCGTGGTCGTGCCGCTGAAAGAACAGCGCGAGGCGCTGGTCGTGCTGGTCGTAATGCTGGAAACCCACGAAACGTGACTCCACGCGCCACTCAAGGGGCAACTCGTCGTGGCGGTGTACGAGGTGCGCTTGCCCGTGTTGCTAGAGGTATCGCGAACAGGCTTGAAAGACGCCGTACTCGTCGTCGCTAATAATCGGAGGTAACCGATGGCTTTAGTGACGGTTTCTGAACTAAAGACTTACATGGATATAAGTTTTTCTAATAGACAAGAAGACGCTGCTCAATTTGTTATTGACGGTCTACAAAGCGAATTGGAAACTTACTTACGCCGACCAATTGAAGTTGATTCGTTCACAGAAACCCATGTTCTTGAGTCAGATCATGTTGGTCTACCAATGAGTTCAAGTCTATTCAATGATGTTTATAATGCAACAGACGTTGACCCTGCTGGCATTATCACTTATGGGACACCACCACCAACAATCTATTTAAACAATTCCCCCGTTATCTCTGTGCAGAGTGTAACGATAAGTAATCTTTCCACGAACAACCAAGTTCTTGGTGAAGCATTAAAGCGATCTGCATCTGTTTCTTCTGCCGTTGTGACTAGTTCAACAATTACATATACGGCATCCAACCATGGTTTTACTGTTGGTCAATCGGCAACTGTAACAGGAATGAGCAACTCTCAACTAAATGTTTCTTCTAAGGTTGTAACTTCTGTAACTGCTTCAACTTTTGTTGTTTCCGCAAGCGGTTTAACAACAGGAACATTTACCCAAGCGGGAACCGCAGTCGCTACAGGATACGACTATACGGTTCGCAAATATGGCATAGATTTTTATCGCGGATACGCAAACGACAATGTGACGATCACATATACTGCTGGTCTTGCTGGCGACGGAATACCGATGTTTAAACTCCTTATTCTTCGCGCCGCTGCTCGCGAGGTTCAAAATATGCACGATGATGTTGTAGGTATTAAAGATCTTGGCGCGCGTGAGGTTGCTCTTCAGGAAACTGGTTTCTTGGAAAAAGAATTGATGTCTGTGAAACGGTGGCGCAGAAATAGGATCGGCTAATTATGGCTAGCGATCTAAAGATAAAAATAAAGATTGACGCTCGTCGTGCTATATCAAGAATGCGAGCAATGGAGAGGCGTTCAAAGGATTTTCGTCCAGTATTCAAATGGGCTAAGCGCGAACTAGAACGAGCAAATGCCGCAAACTTTGCCGCTAATGGTTTACCTGTTGGTGGCTGGTCACCACTAAAACCGCGTTATGCGGCGTGGAAGGCAACAAGATTTCCGGGTGCTCCAACTTTGGTAATGTCGGGGAAACTGTTTCGCGAACTTCGTTCTCTTGACGGTCCTGCTAACAGCATTGGTTTAACAAAGGCTACTTTTGGTACTGATGTTGAGTATGCAAAGTTTCATCAGTATGGAACAACAAAAATGGCAAAACGCCAAATTATTTATGAGCCAACTGGTTTTGCCGAGAGGCTCGCAATAATTGCGGCTGATTACGTAACCGACGGAAGAGTGCGATAAATGGCTACACCTGTAACAGATTTAATGCATGGCGCACAATGGGCTAAATACTATGTCAACAACTATCTGATTAGTGATTTGCCAAATAGAATTAATCGTTATCGTTCTGGTTGGAATTTGGATTCAAAGGAATTGCCAACACCAGAGTTTTTCCTTACCTACGAACCGATTGCTCTTGATCACTGGCCGACAATTATCACGGTATGTTTGGCTACTTCTCCGTTTGAGCGCATGATGCAGGGTCGTCAGGGCGATCCGATGTATCGGGTTACTTACAGCATGCGAACGTATGTGTGGACAAAAACCGAGGGTTCCGAAGAAGTGACATTAATGCGAGATAGGTTGACAACTGTTGTTCGTTCAGCCCTGATGGATAAACCATGTTTGACAAGGTATGACGCCTCTTATGACGCCGAGGTGATGGTTGAAGAATCGTCAATTCGTGAGGAATTTTCTGATTTAACACTCATAAAGGGTGACCGCGTATTAGCGGGAGCATATTTAGGCTATGATTTAATATTGAACGAAGTAATTTACAGAGATCAAATTGCCGCAATAACTGGTTATGACATTGAAAGTTATAACATGCGAAACACAGAGGAACAGTATTAATGGAACCAAGTTACGAAAAAGTGGGTTTTAAAGGCGCATTGAGGGTTTGGAATAAAACCAATGGATATCTTGATGTCTCCGAAGAAGGACACCTGCTTCAGGGGCAGACCGCCGCTTGGGTTCAGGAAACCGCCGAAGTGATCTCCCTGATTGAGCAAGGTTTACTAGAGGTTTTAGAAGGACAAATAACTCTCTCATCCGAGTCTGCACCTGCTGAAACTCCAAAAAAAAAGAAATCTTCACCCGCAGTAGCAGAGGAAGCATCCACCAATTCGGTCACCGAAAGTCCAGTTGTTGCCGATGATAATAAAAAAGAAGTAAAAGAATCAACACAACCAAATAATGAAGTTTCTGTTGAGACAGTTTAAGTAATGTATACTCGTTTTACGGAAATTTCTTCAACTCAAATGGAGGGTGCTAGATGCCCGGCGTAACAATTTCAACAGCAGTTCGTACAGGCGCGATTAACATCGGAACCGCCCCCGCAGCAACATTCTTTCTTCTTGGCACCGCTGAGCGTGGTATCGGTTCGGAAGCAGTTTCTGTTACTTCTCTAGAAGATTTTGAAACCAAATTTGGTGGTCATGTAACTGGCTCATATTCGTGGTATTCAATGAAGACCTTCTTTGAAGAGGGTGGCGTTCAGGCTTACTTCGTAAAAGTGAATGCTTCTGCTGGTGTTGCTGGAACAAAAGCGTTCGTCACCGCAACTGGCGATGGTCCTGGCGTAACTTTCACTGCTGTTAGCAAAGGTGTTTGGGCAAACGATCTTGAGTTCACCGTCACAAACAACACAACAGATTTTGATGTGTACATCACCTACGGTGGAGAAGAAATTTTTGATGGTTCTGGTTACACAAATCTAACCGAATTGATTCAGGCTGTCAACTTTGATGCAACTCTCGCCAATTATGTCACCGCAGCCCTTACCTCTGGCGCTGATGCATCACACCTACTCAAGACAGCGAGTGCAGGTTCGCCATCTAACGGTGCTGACGGAACTGTGGCAAAATCAGATTTCATTTCAGCATTCAGCCTTTTCACCGAAGATCTTGGTTCTGGCTGTGTGGCAGCACCGGGTGTAGCAACTGGCTCATCTGATACCGCATTTTACGATGCACTTCGCACACATGCGGCTTCTTATAATCGCATTGCGCTCTGCGGTTTTGCCTCATCGGCAACACTCGCTCAGGCTCGTTCAGCATCCACTGGATATACAGGCACCTTGTACCACGAACATATGGCTTTCTACCACCCTTGGGTGCAAATCCCGAACGGAACCGTAACTGTTGATGTACCACCAGAAGCATATGTAGCCGCTGTCCGTTCACGAACCCACAACGCAGCAGGTCCGTGGAAGGCTTATGCAGGAGTCGCATCAGAGGCTAATTTTGTTAGCGGTTTAACTTTGCCAGTAAGCCGAGGCGAGGCAGACCTTTGCGACGCTTCATATGTCAACCCACTTCGTGTTGTTAACGGTCGTGTTCGCATCTATGGTGCACGCTCACACTCTTCAGTAACCGCACAGTGGCGCTTCATTACCGCTCGCGACACCATCAACTACATCGCTACAGAGGCTGAGAAGCGTCTTGAGGATCTTGTGTTCTCAACTATTGACGGACGAAGCACTCTCTACGCAAATATCATCAACGCAATTCAGTCGGTTGTTGAACCAATCCGAATTAACGGTGGTTTCTACGAAGGTTTCGCCGCTGATGGTCGTCGCCTTGATTATGGTTACACAATCAAGTGTGATGCATCCCTCAACCCTCTTTCACAACTTGAAGAAGGAACAGTCAAGGCAAGACTTGGTGTTCGCGTCTCCAGTGTTGGCGACAAGATTGAAGTTGATCTCATCAAGTCAAATCTAACAACTGCTTTGGCATAACGGAGGAATAAATGGCTCGTCCAACACTGTTCAAGAATCTTGCTACACAACGCCAAATTGTTGGCAAGATCACCCCATCCCAAGGCACAACTGGTCTTCCGACATTCCCTGATTACTTCACCCAAATCTCGGGTGGGGAAATCACAGCGTCGGTAGAAAAGGTTTACCATGGTGGCGACCTCTTCTCTGAAACACTTTGTGCTCCTATGGAGATTGGTGACATCACAGTAACAGGCTATGTATCAACAGATACAGCGTTCATGCAGAAAATTCAGGCTTTGCGTCCACTTGTTGGTCGTGTCCGTTATGACATTGATGTTCATGTGTTTGACTGCGACATCGCAGTACCGGGTGCGGATCGTCAGTACACCAACGCTCTACTTGTTGGCTTGACCGAGCCAGATGGTGACGCCACTTCGGGAACACCAGCAACTTTCACCCTCACATTTAGCGTCGCAACTGTTTCTGTAGGCAACTCGCCACAACAATAATTTCCCTGATTTAGGGGTTGCATTTTGACAGTTTGAGCCGTGTTAGTGTTGCGCGTATGACCAACATTCAATTCAACTCAGAAGATAGTTCAGATTTCCCCACTTCAACAGCGCCAATGACACGTCGCGTAGATAACCCTACTGCTGAGCCAGACAATGTTTTGGACAGTTTGAAGAAAGTGATTCAGGACAAGGTTCGCCGTGCCGATGTTTACATTCCGATCCCAGAGCGACCCGGTGTAATGATTCGTGTATCACCAAATATCACCCAACAGCAACTGAAGTCTTGGCGTCGCAATGCTGGCGAAGAGCGCAAGGGTGGTATGGATACCCTCAAGTTTTCTACAAATTTGATTGCCGCTACTACAACGGGAATCTTATTGAATGATGAAGTTGCTACTGACAGCAATGGTGTTGAAGTAACTTTTGCGTCACCTGAAATTATGGCGATGACAAATACCTCGCGTCCACACCCTGATTGTGTTTTAGCATTTTTCGGTCTTGAACCTCATGTTGAAGCCGCGGCTGTTGCGATTATTGAGGCTGCTGGCTACGGGGACACGGTTGACGCGTTGGACCCTACGAAGAGGTCTTCCGAGAGTTAACGGACGATTTCCGCATTGTTTTAGCGGCGAGGCTTGGAGACCTCTTCAAAACAGATCCAATCAGATTGTTGGATAGCACTCAAGAAGAATGGGTCATCCGTCTTGCTTGTGCTAAAGTTATACAGACGGATAGAGAAAAACAGGAAGCAGAAGCACGGCGTAATAGCCGTTAATTTGCTGGAGCGCTCATATTCATAACCCTTAAAACGGAGATGGATGTATGCCAGCCGAGCGCGTTGTAATTGATATTGAGGTCAACTCCGATATCGCGACGATTGAGGCTACCCGTGAAGCACTTGAACGTCTTACAAATGCTCAACGACGATATAACCGCGAGGTAGAGCGGGGTCGCCGTAGTGGCGGTGGCGGGGGCGGTGGGGATGACGACGGTGGTCGTGGCGGTCGTGGCGGTCGTGGCGGACGGGGTGGACGAGGTGGCTCTAGTAGAAGTAGGGCTCGGTACGCAGGTTTCGTTGGAGAAGTTTTTGATTTCCGTGGAGACGCCGGTAAAGCGATTCAGTCGTATGGCACGCTTTTAAAACTTGTTAACAAACTTTCACTTATTTCGCTTCCATTGATGGCGGCTGCTCTAGGTGGAATAAGTCTTGCTTTTAAAGCAGGAACATATTTTGTGAAAATGTATCAAGCGGCGATGTCCACACTTGCTTCAAGTATCGGTATCGCGTTCGTCGCGCTCACAACATTCTTGGCTGCGCAAAGAGAGTTTTCCGCTGTTCAAAATTCGCCCGCATACTACAAAGGTGCTGTAAATACAACTGACCGATTTGTAGCCGCTGGTCAGGCGTTGGCAATGTTCACTGACAACACTCAACTTGCTGTAGTTGGGGCTAAAGGATTACAGGCTTCTTTCTCAACTCTGAGCAAGGTAAAACCAGTGACTGGTGAAACTGTTGCCGCGTACACATCTTTGATGGATGTCGTTGCTGGTAGTGGTGGAGATCTTGAAAAGGGCTCACAAAAACTTGCTGACTTCTTGGCTGCCGTACAAAAAAAGGGCAGTCTTGCTGGTGGTGCAGAAGCGGCAAAAGAACTCGGTCCTGACTTTGAAAAGATAGTCAAAGAAGCAGGCGCTTTAGGAATTAAAACAAGTGAAGAGTTTTTGAAAGCCGCGGCTGAAGGAAAACTCGGTGAAACTTTTGCAGAGAAATATGCTGGCACCCTTGATGCATTAAATAACACCGTTATGGGACGGTTCAAGCAGGCTGTTACCGCCATCAAGGGTCAATTAACTGATCTTGGTGGAGAATATCTTGGCGAAACTGGTGGAGCAATAAGTCGGCTTCAAGGAATAATTTCAAAAGTTATTGCTCGTTTAAGTTATGTTTTGCAAGACTTTGATGTTTCCGGCAAGATGGGCAGTTTTCTTGACACCGTAGACAAAGGTGCAGACAAACTGATTCTATTGATGACCAAATACCTTGGAACTACTCCAAGCATTTTTGGTTTCTTCAAAAATAGTTTTATGGCGATCGGTGATGCGTTTGACCGTATGCAGGATTGGATGCGACAGTTTCAAGCCGCTGGTGAGTTAATCAACGAGTATTTTTTCAAACCGTTGTTTTCGTCTTTGGGCACAAGTTTCACAACGAGTATGCAAAGTCTTGCAGAAACTATTGAAAAGAATAAGGGCAGTATTGAAAGTTTTGCAAAACAAATTGCAAGCACATTGGTGGCTATAGGTAAATATGGCGATGTTGTTAGAAAACTATTTATTGGTGCTTTGCCCGCTTTACAGATTCTGCTCAAGGTCGTTGAATTGTTCTTCAAAGGTCTTGCTGCGTTCGGTAAGGCTGCCCTGACAATAAGTAATGTTTTCAAAAAACTTGGTCCGTTGGGCAAGGTTGCTGGCGCCTTGGTGAATGTTGCCGCTCTATATGCATTGTTTACGCTTGCTACACGATTCTTCAAAGTTTTTGGAACCATGTTTGGGAAAAACATGAAACAAACAGGATCCATGAATGTTCAGGCTGGTGTAGTCAACGTCAATGGCTCAGCAGTCCCTAGCGCCCCCGGTCAGACTGGTGGGGGAGGTGGGCGGTTCGGTAGGGCAAGAGATTTCTTGAAATCAGCGGGCTATTCAGCCGGACAATTTGCTGGCGGGCTTGGTCTGACTATGGGTGGAAGTTATTTGATGGGTCAGGGGAGTGAGGCTGGTGGATATAGCACCGCAAAAGGAACTGGTCTAAAAGTTGCTGGTATTACCGCTGCTGGAACTGGCGCAGCGCTTATGTTGTTGCCATCTGGTGCTGTGACTGCCGCTGGTGGTTTGGTGTCTGGTGGTGCCGCAAGCGCAGGTTTAGCGGGTACAGCGGCTGGTGTTGGGGCAATCGCAGCGCCAATTGCAGGCGCCGCGGCCGCTTACGGTCTTGGAAGTTATGCGGCAAGTAAATTTAATGATGACTCTGTGAAATCACGTATGGGAGCCGCTGGTGCTGGAGCGCTCGGTGGTGCCGCGGCTGGTGCCGCGGCTGGTGCCGCTTTGACGGCATGGGCAGGACCTGGTGCAGCCGTTGGTGCGGCTATAGGTGCGGGTGTTGGTGCGCTTATCGGAGGTGTAACTGGTTATCTCAAAGCAGGAAAAATGCGAAAGGACATTAGAAAGAACGCAAAAAATCTTGCTGACGAATATAAAGAATCTCTTCAGGCTGGTTTTGAGGGTGGAAACGTTGACGATCTTTTGGCGGCACGCGACAAGATGATGATGGATCGCCAGAAATTAATTAATACAAGCGGGGATCCAGCATATGCCGCTCAGGCTGTAGCGAAATATGACGAAGAGTTTGCCAAATTGAATTCACATATAGATAACTACACAAATAATGTTGGTATTTCGGACAAATATTTTGGGGTGGGGGCAGAATCACTAAACAAACTTGCTATGGCTGCGGGAGTTGATCTTAAAGAAAGGATGATGAATTTCCGAGAAGTTTTGGATCTTGTCGGTAAAACCGCTGAAGAAAAAGCGCGTCTGATCAAACAGGCTTGGGCAAATATAGGTTCATTCGCTGTCAGTGAGGCGATGAGTTATTTTGACAAAAAGGCTCAAGCAAAAGAGCAAGGGAAAATGCTCAACGCCACGCAGGCGCGAATTTTGACTGGTGATACTTCTGAGGCAACAAGCGATCAATATCTTAAGCAGATGTTGGACTACAACGTTTCCAAGTTTGGCGATGTTGGCGGTTTAACTAATGCTTATGCCACTTTAGAAAAGCAGTTGACTACAGGAAGCCTTAAAGATATTACTGATACGCAAAAAGAATATTTGCGTAATGAACTTAAGAATGCTGGCGCCACACCAGAAGGTCTATTGAAAAATGTTGATTCAGCGGAGTTGGCAACTTTGTTGGGCGGGAATACGGCACTTGATCAGTTCAAGAAATCAGATGGCACGCTTGACGCAACACGAATAATGAGCATGATAACTAGCAAAATGTCAACCGACCCAGCATTCCTTGCCAACCTAATTGAGGCTCAACAGTCAGCAGATCCGACCATAAATGCGATGCAAACTTCTGCTCTCCTGAACACGGGAATAGTTAATCCAGCAATGTTGGGCGCAACAGCAACAATGTCTCCAGCCGAGCGTATGGCGCGCGGAATGACTGGTGTACCGCCAGCATCTGCTCCTCAAACAAACGTTGTGAACACGACCGTAAATGCTTCTGTTCTAGACCGTGGGACAATTCGTCAAATTGAAGAAGCAATCGCTAAGGCTCTCCGCGAGCAAAAAGAACGAGGCACCAGCACCACACAGACAGTTAGGAACTCGTAAACATGGCTAATACCGTTACTGTTTGGGTTCGTTTAAAAGATCCGACACCCGAGGCTGACCGTCTTCAATCCGCGACACCGGGTGCGCTTCCACTTATTTTGCGTATGCGTTCGTCCGATGCCTCAACGGAAGAAGACTTTATTTTCCCTTATAGCCCAAGGGAAATAAATGTAGGAAAATTATCTGATGAGATGGTACAAATTCCGCGACCCGGCACGACACCAATTGTTGCTTTTAAGTCGCACAACCTTATGACAATTGATTTTACGGCACTTATTGCTCATCCGGGTGACGGTTTAATTCAAAGTGTAGATCCTCAAATTTTTGCTTTAAGAAGGTTTGCTTCTAGTAGCGATAAAGTTTTTCAGTTATTGAATTATGATATTTTTACTCGCACCCCGTTTGTTTATAGAAATATGAGTGAAGAAAAATTCAGTGGATTGTTCTTTTCTATAACAGATATGAGTATTGATGTGACTCGTAGGAACAAAGAAAACGCGATTACGAGCGCCAATGTAAAAATTAGTTTGGTTGAAAATAGAAACCCAAACATCAACATTGCCCTGATTCCTCCTTTGAAATTTACGAGACAAAATCCCACGTGCAAAGATCCTGCATATGCAAAGAAATTCCCAAACAAGTGCAAAACAACTAAAACTTCAAAAACTTCAGATTCTGCGACAAATGAAGCAGATACATCTGCTGGTCAGTCACAAAACAAATTTAAGGGTAAAGTCGGGATGCTTTGTCCACAGGCTGATGGTTCAAATAAGTTTATTATGCCGGGTAAACCTGGGTACTGCGGATAATGATTTCAGATTCAACAATCATAATTATTGGACACGACCAAGTTGACGCAGTTCGCAAAATAGCGCAAAGCGTCACCAATATCACTGTAAGTTATACGGTTGATGGCGCGTCTCAGGTAACAGTTGAACTTGTTGACGAGAAACTGTCAATGTGGAATAACAATTATTTTGCGGTAAGTAATATCGTGCTTTTTAATGATGGGACGATCACTGAAAGATACATGATCGCAAGTCACGAAATTTCGGCTGGTGAAGGCGAATACTTTAAAATAAAACTTGAATTACGAACCGAAGCAATACAACGAATGAAACTAGACAAGAAGCCTCAGGCTTTTCGTTCTACTACGGGCTACGAATTTGCTAAAAAAGTGGCAAAAAAGTTTGGTTTAGAATTCATAGGTCAAGAACCTAAAGGTGTTAAAACAACTACCATCAAGGTCAGAACAGAAAAAAATAAGGAGTCTGTTTATGATGTTTTAGTTCGGTCGGCAAAAGATCTTCAATACCTATGCTTCGTCATGTACGCGATTCCTGATGGTGGGACGAAGCCACTTCCGACATTGTTCTATGGTTCACCCAATTGGCTACTTGGGCGTTGGGGTATAGAGAAAACCCCCGCATACACGTTCACCACTGTTGACGGAAAAAAAGAAGTTCGCCCCCTGTTTTACATACCGCTCAAGTATCCAAACGATGCCAAAATGAATTTTTTCCTTACATCTGTTCCCGAACTGAGAAGATCAATGGATAGCCCTAAGGAGTCGGAAGGTTCAGCATCTATTTGGGTGGGCGACAAATACGAACAAAATATTGGAAGCGCATATAATATAAGGGCGGGGATGACTGTCGTTGTATACGGCATCAAAGGTTTTGATGAAACCGCATATTTGATTACATCGGTTCAATATCAGTATGGTGAACCTGAACCAGTCAAAATAAACTTTGCTACTTTGGAGAAAATTGCTCCAGAAGACAAAAAGAAAATTGATAATAAAGTATCAGAAACAACAGTTATTGGATAGGTAAAGAATGTCGTTCATAGGTGGAGATTCAATTGATCAGATGAGTCGTCCTGACTCGGCTGCGTCGGTTAATGCCGAATTTTCTTCGGTTCATCTCGGGGTTCTTACTGCAAAAAATGATGCTACAAGAACTGGATTTGTGAAAATTGCCGCACTGAATAATGACGCCCAACTAGGTCCTTACAAATTTATGGCACCTTTTACTTTCCCTGTAACCACTCCTGTAAAACAGACACTTACGACCACTTCAGCAACTGTATCTGGAACTTCTGTGATTACTAGCGTTTCATTATCGGCAACGACTACAAGCCTGTCTGGTGCGTATAGCGCGACACTAACCCTGCCCGCAATCGGTGCGCGGGTTCTTGTTGTATTATTAAATGGTTCCCTTGATGAAGGCGTGATTGTTGGGTCGTTATGAACACAATTAGATTACCGATTAAATTCAAACACGAATCTTTTGAGATGGAAACAATACCCGACGAATCAGATGAGTATTACGCAACCCTTATCGGTTTGGCTATACAGATAGAGCCGGGCGAGTTGCCGATATCAACATTTTATGGAACTAAAGATCCGACATTTGATAACAAGCAGGTTAGACAAGTCGGCGTTCAGGTTGGAAACCTCATACCTGATATCCGTGTAACAAGTGTTGAAGTAATTCCGAATAATAATGGGCAATCAAACCTAGCAATAAAATTTGAACGGATCTAACAATGGCTTCACCTAATTTCTCAAACTATGTTGATTTAACAATCAACGATAAAAGCATTACCGATGTCTATAACGACGCTGTTGAATATGCGCAAACATCAATGCCAGAGTTCACCCCGCGCGTGGGGACAGTAGAAAACGCACTTCTTGAAGCAGTTTCTCACACAACAGGAAGTTTGATCGCATCAATTAATCGCCTTCCAGATGGTCTGATGGAAGGAATTTTGAATCTGATGGGTTTTTCCCGAATTGAGGCAACACCATCAACTGGCACGGTTGAAATTGAACTATCGGTGAATACTGGTGCAACAATTTCTGCTGGTACGGTATTCTCCTATGATGTTTACGACGCATCTGGTGCGCTTACTCAGTACCTGTACGAATCTATTAATGACATCACCATTGCATCTGGCGATACCACTGGTTCAGTTTCTGTAACCGCATCAAATCCATCGCTATATCCAGACATTCCAGTACCGTCTTCTCTTACTGTTGTTTCAAGCACACCTTTTATTTTAGGTGCGACATTAACTTCTCTCGGAAGCGTCGGTGCAGACACTGAAACAGATAGTGAATACTTTGATCGTGCAGTCACTTTTCTTGGATCATTGAGTAGTTCCATCACTACTGCCTCGCAGTTGACTAACTATATTGCCACCAACTATCCGACGGTGAGCAGATATAAGGTTTATGATCTTACGCAGGCAAAAGAAAATGACATTGTTAACGCCGTCCTCACCTCAAACGTCGTCACTTTAACAACTAGGTATGCTCATGGTTTTTCTGTTGGTGATGTTGTTGATGTGGCAGATATGGCTACAGCGGCATACAACGGAACATACACAATTACGGTTGTTCCTTCAACCACGACATTTCGTTACGCAAAAACAAATACAAATATTGCTTCAGCCGCAACGACTGTTGGAAGTGTTGTTCTTGGTAACGGGATGCTTTTTGCAACAGCCGATGCTGGCGGTGCTGTAACAATTTCCCTCTGCGACTCTGTTGGTGATCATATTAGCACCGAACAAAAACTGATTATTAAAGAAGATATTGAATCTCGTATCGTTGCTGGTTTGAAAATGTATCTCCACGATATGAACACTTTTGATGTAACAGTAAACACGAATGTTGTTGTTGAACCAAACTACTCAACTTCAGATGTTGGTACTGCTGTGTCAGCGGCTATTGAAGCATATTTATCTATTGCGGGTTGGGATTTTGCAGAAACGGTCAATCATCTTTATTTGACAACTATTGCCTCAAAAGTTGTTGGGGTTAAATACGTTGATTCAATGACTGTTTCTGTAGTTGGAACCCCATCGTTTGCCACCGATAGTGGTGATGATGTTTCAATACTTGAAAAGGGCGCCATTCCGATAGGTGATTGCACAACGATAGCGACATCGTAGCCATGGGAATTATTTATAACTATCTTGATGAGTCCGAAAGGACTTTTCTAGAGCAAACAACTTTTGCTTCTTCAACAAGCGACTTTTGGACGTCCGATGGCAATCTTGCTGTTAATGCGGTTACATATTTAGATGCATCACGAGGCTCGCTTGAATTGATGCCGAGCGCCCTTGAAAATTATGTTTACTATAATTATTTTTCTTCTGCGTCTGAAACTCCGTCGCAGTATGCAATCACGGTTGAGCAAGATGCTGGTGATTTTGTTGAAGCGTTTATGTGGGTGAGACCAACAAAAAATTGTTCTATACATTTAAAAACTGTTCTTTCTGAAGTTGAATTTGATGAAAATACATCAACATTTTCTTTTATTGATCCATTCGTACAGGTAATTGGCGATGAGGGTTCTACTGTTGTTTCGCTAGGTGGAACAGACACTCCGAAATGGCAACTGATCAGGTCTGTTCCTGTTCAGGTTCCTGAAAATGGTCGGTGGTCTATACAGTTGCAATTCCGTGTTGTATTTTCAACCCTTACAGACGCTCATCTGCATATTGCTAGACCAACCGCACATCAATCTAAAAGAATTTTTTCTAATGGGTTTTTGAGTAATTCTTTTGACTATTTCCCAGAAATATTTCTTGAGTCCGATTTAGCAGACTTTACGAAAAATGATCCAACATACCCACTCGCGCGAATTTTTGATGTAATGACAACTACGTCAGATGAAATTTTGGATCAATTTACAGCATTTGAGTATCTTGACAGAAGCGAGGGTGGCGACCCATCAAATTTAGCAACATTGAGCCGATTGGTGAATCCACAAGTTTGTGACAGCGCCTATCTTTCTTGGCTTGCACAGTTTCGTGGGCGACCAATTCTCGTCACATATCAACCGTCAACAGAAGGTATCGGCTGGCAAATTTTTACTTTGAACTCAAGTCTTTTAGACGGTCCTGATGTGCTCGGTAGCGATGCAACAAACCTTGGAGGTTTGCCTGCTGGTCTTGATGCATTTGCACGATGGCAAGTTCAAACAGGATATTACGGTCATAATGCTGGAACGATTGAAGCAATGACAAGCGCAATACAACGAAACCTAACTGGTTCAAAAGTTGTCAACTATACAATTGGGCTAAATCAGATTGATTTCACTACAAGCCAAGCGGAAACCTTCGGAACAGTTGTAGAAGATGTAGGTTCATCCAATTCAATTATTCTGTCATTAATTGAACCAGCAAGACCTTTGGGAATGATTGTCACCCACACATTGACTGCTTGATGTAGAATATGTATGTAAGTTGAAAATTGGAGGATCCATGGAAGATGAGAACAAAGAACCTTCTATGGATAAAGAAATTGAGGAACTCCTTCGCGGGATGCTCCCTCAGGGTCTTGTCACCAATTTTGTTCTTATCGCAGAAGTTGTGTCTAACTCTCAGCAAGAGTTAGTGCTCTCCATATCGGACTCTATGACTCCTTGGCTTGCCAATGGGATGTTGGAGACCGCGATGGACATGATGCGTTCAGGAGAATACCAATTCCCTATTACGGAGGAAAATAATGGACAAGAATATTAAAGCGAATGTAAGCGATCAGGCTGTAAAGGGTGCGCTTCTCGGCGGACTTGGTTATCTCGCCAACAAGTGGGGTATGTCGGCTGAAGTTGTTGCGGTTCTGATGCCTGTTGCACTTTCTGTGTTCGCATGGCTTTCAACCAAGATTGGCGACAAAAACACCACCGCCATCTTCTCTGCTGTCACAGCAATTGTTGACGCTCAGGCAAAAAGCAAGAAAAAGGCTTAACGCTTCAAATCGTCAAGATACAAGTGATGTATTCTTGATAGGTGATGGCGGTTTGGGCTGCCTTACGGATTGAGGGCTAATGCTTGCAGGAAAATACAATATGGTGTGCGATCAAGGGTCAACTTTTACCCGCACCATAGAGATAAAACAAGCCGATGGGACTGTATTTTCCCTGAATGGTTATACGGCTCGCATGGAGGTTCGGCGCACGGTTGACGCAACTTCCTCGCTTATAGGTTTGTCCACTGCAAATGGAAGAATCACAATAAACGCCTCTCTTGGCGCAATTACCTTGACCCTGACCCCAGAACTTACCGCAGCCCTAACTCAAAGCGGGGTTTACGATCTTGAAATTGTTCATACAGCCACTGGTGCGGTGCACAAGGTTGTCAGGGGAGAATTCAAACTTGAAAGAGAGGTTTCGCGATGAGCGATCTTTCTACACAACTGACTATGGGCAATGCCGATTTCAACGTCGTCATTGAAGACCAACGGAATATTGTTGAAATCAACCATGAAGAACCAAATATTATTCAGGTTGTGCTACCCGGCGTAGCGGCGAGTTCCAGAACAAATGTTACTTACGGCGAAGGCGTGCCGTGGGAAATAGAAGTAAATCTCTAATATGCCTGTTCAACCTTCCGACTACGGCAATGTTGGTGATATATATATTGACGTACTTACAGGGGATTTTTACGGTCCGAAAACAGAAGAGGGCTGGCCGGATACCCCGTTCTTCACTGCTCTCACCGAATTAAATGTCAATCTTCTCACCAATAACGAGCGCCATATTCATACTCAATCTTCCGCTTCTTCAACTTGGAACATAGTTCATGCTCTTGGGGGAAGACCTTCAGTCACCATCGTTGATAGCGCAGGAACCGTTGTAGTGGGTGATGTTGTGTATAATAGCAATACAAGTATAAGTGTAATATTTTCAGCACCTTTTTCTGGTTTTGCTTATCTGACGTGAGGATTTAAAATCAATGGCACAAAAATTCGTTACAAATTTAAATCTCAATCAAAACCAGTTAATCAATGGTAAATTTGAGGTTCTTGCATCCGACCCGTCAAGTGACAACTTTGAGGGCAGGTTAATTTATAACAGCACCGAAAAAACCATCAAGGTTTATACGGGCTCAGCATGGCGCAAGATGCTTCATGGCATCACCAGTACGGGTGACCAATCAGAAGCGCTGACAATTTCGGAAGCCAATGGTGCCGTAACCATTCAACCGAATCTTGCCACATCGTCCAACGACGGTGTCATGTCGGCTGCCGATAAAGCGAAACTTGATGCTTCAACAGCAACAGAAACAGCCAATACTCTTGTTCTTCGTGACGCAAACGGTCGCTTCAAAGCCGCGACCCCATCTGCCGACCTTGATGTTGCCAACAAAGGTTATGTAGATGCGGCGCGCACAGGGCTTGATGTTAAAGCATCTGTAAAAGTTGCAACTACAGAACCGATCACTATCGCCAGTGGTCTTGAGGCTGGCGATGTCATTGACGGCTACACCCTTGTTGCTGGTGACCGTGTTCTTGTTAAGAACCAAAGCACAGCATCAGAAAACGGTATCTACATTGCTTCCGCTTCTGGCGCAGCATCCCGAGCAACCGACGCTGATAATAATGCCGAAGTTACGCCGGGAATGTTTACGTTCGTTGAGAACGGAACGGTTAACGCAGACAGTGGTTGGGTTCTCATCACAGATGGTGACATTACTGTTGGAACCACCGCTCTGTCCTTCTCGCTATTCTCTGTTGCTGGGAATATTCTTGCTGGTGACGGTCTTTCAAAGACTGGCGATGTTCTTAATGTCAACACTGGTGTCGGTATTGAGGTTCATTCCGATGCGTTGCGTATCAAGTCAGACGCCGCTGGTGCAGGTCTTGGCTATGACGCGGGTGTTCTTTCTGTAACGCTTGGTGCCACAACTGGTCTTGAAATTACTTCGGATTCTGTAGGTATCAAACTTGACGCGGCTATCGCTGGTCTTGCCACCACCTCTGACGGTCTCAAAATCAAGTCCGATATTGCTGGCGACGGTCTCACCTACACAGCAGGTGTTCTTAGCAGAAACACCATTGATCTCGGACAGGGCTCCGATGACACGACAGGAACCCTTCCTGTTGATCAAGGTGGTACTGGTGCAACGACCGAATCTGGTGCACGAGACAATCTTGCTGTTGGTGGCGATACTGGTTCACGGACATCTTCAACACCAAGCCTTGCTCGCGTCACATCGCAAGTAATTGGCAATAACTCGGCTACTTCAATCGCTGTAACACACAATTTTAATACACGAAATGTGTCTGTTCAAGTTTATGACTCAGCCACCTATGACACGGTAATTTGTGATGTCGTGCGCACATCCGTCAATGTTGTGACACTCAGTTTTTCTGTTGCTCCAGACAACGGTGCTTATACTGTTGTTATCACAGGCTAAAGATTTATACAAATAAACACCTTGAGGGGTGTTTCATATTTTGAAAACAGTTGAGGCTGAGTTTCTATGACAAAATTTGTTGGGTCACCGCTACGCGG